TACAGGACACTGTAATGATATTCGCACTCAATCCACTTCTCGCCCGGCATGACGATCAGGCAGAAGCCCCCCGGCCTGAGCACCCGGTTGAACTCGCACAGCGCAATGTACGGTGCGATGGCATGTTCGTATGTGTCCTTACAGTGGATTGCGTCGAGTTTCCCGTCCGAGTACGGGAGTTCGTGCATGTCTCCGTAGCCCAGCCGGAGATCTTTCCCGTACCTCCGCTTGCCCAGGTCTATTTCCTTTTTGTTGATCGTCACTCCTGCGGCATGGACTCCGTGCTTCCCGAGCCAGTCTACAAGCATTCCAGTCCCGGCACCAACGTCCAGGACGCAGCCGTATTCGAGCATGTGCCTTCCCCAATGCTTCATATTGTCGGCCTGTTCACTTGACGCCGGGTGCTCCTCCGGAATTCTCAGGTATCTAATCCACTTCTCATGGTCCATTATTTGACACCCCTGGCCATTATGTTTGGAGCGTGGACACCGAAAGTCCCGATGTGATCTATCAAACTGGGCTTGTTGAGTAGGATGAACGCTTCCTCAAACCCGAACTTGTCAGTGAGTCTCCTCTGATAACTCCCATCGTCAATCCACGGGCTGGTCCACTTCTTCGGCCAGTCCTTAGTAGATTTCATTTCATCCCACACGCCCTTCTTCAGGACATCCCTGGACATGAACATCCGACAACCCGTCCAGGTATTTGTCATTCCGAATTTCTTCCCCTCGAATTCATGTTCGCTTCGGTACGTCATCCCCATTCGACTGAACCCCGACAGAATTCCAACCGGACGGCTCTTGAGGTTCCGCTGTAGGATCTTGTATGCCTCGATCATTTCCCTAGCCCATCCGTTCTGGTAGGTGTAGTCGTCGTCGCAGATGTAGACGAACGACGTGCCCATTTCGTACCCCAGTTTCCTCTGGAGGGCGAAGCTGTGCTGACGCCCGAGATTCTTTTCCTTGACGATTAGTTTGCTGACCTTCCCGGCTTTCTCCAGCGTCCTCAGATAATGTATCTGGTCCGAGAGCGTGCTTCGGTCATCGATGATCACGAGCTCGTACGGAACTTGCGTGTTGGCGTAGAGGGATTTCATGTTCCGCTTGAGGAAGTCCAGGCGGTTGTATATCTTCCCGTTGTACTCACCAGAGTACGTCCGGATGCAGATGGTTAACAGAGACTTCATTTCTTCACCGCCTTCAAGTTGATCACCCCGCAGATATGATTGTCGTTCCCTTTCCATAGAGACACAGCTCCGAACGGTTTGAAAGCTGCACGAACGGCATCGTCATCCTTCCACCCTACGACGTGCCCATCGTTATCACGCTGATGGTTCTGTGGAAGCCCTCGTGGAACGGTGAAGATGATACGCTTTCTCGCAATCTGCGAAAGCATCCCCAGTGGTACATTCACGTCTGAGAAATGTTCGAGCAGTTGGAAGGCGCAAGCGGTGGTGAACGCCTTCTTCATACTCCCGACGGCTTCTTCGAGGCTCTGCCTGATGAAGATTCGTTCTGGGTAGAACTGCCGGGCCTTATGAATCATTGCTGCAGATATATCAATTCCAAGGTATTGAACATTCGGTAGGAGCGAGTTCGAGAATCCGCCGAAGGCGCAGCCGATTTCGATGATCGTTCCTGTAACGCATCTCGCCGCAGCCGCATCCTCTTCCGTTCTTATGCGAAGGTCGTTCTTCTTGATGTAGTCCATACACCGGTTGTCCCACCACGCTTGGCTATTTATCTCGGCCATACTTGTGCTCCCAGTCACCCTCTTCTCGACGCAGCGTACACCGCTTGCAGATCGGAAACTCGCGGTGACCCTTTGACAACTTCTCGTACACTTTAGTCATGTTCTCCTTCTCTAGGATTTCTTTGATAGATTGCGTATTCAGATCCCCGAACGTATATTCCCCAGCCCACTCAAAGCAGCACAGATCAACCTTGCCACTAGATCGGATCACTATCTCGGTCAGCGGTGCATAGCATGGTGTTTTGCATTCGACTTCCACACTTGTGTAGATGTCCATTCTGTCGTCCAGGATTTTCTTCGTCATAACTCTGTACGTCATCCCGTTTGGCTGTATCACCCGTTCGCGAATCCGCTTTGATTCTGACTCGGTGTATGCAGACACTTCCACGTACTGGACCCCATGGGCATTCAATTCGTCGAGCATTTCCTGGTCCAGATTCCACCCGTTGGTCATAATGAACACGTGGCACTTTGGGCATATCCTTTTCAGCTTGTCGATGAACATGAACAGTCTCGGATCGGTCAGGCACTCGTTGTAGTTGTGGAACGAGACACGCCCAGAAAAGTCTTCATCCGACATGAAATCAAATACATCAAGGACGATTTTCTCCGGCAGCGTCTGAGGTTCTTTGTTCCTATGGACCGGGCACTTCCTGTGCTTGTCGGCGTAGACACATTGGTTGTTCAACTCAAACATGAACCGGTCTGTGTGCTCCAGGAGTTTACCCATTCTTCTTTATCCTTTTCATGGCTCGTTTCACAATGTCCGGGAGTTCCCAGTCTATCTTCTCCACAATGCCATCACCGACGTCACCGAGTTTGCCCTTCCATCCGTGCCAGACGTTCTCGCGCATGCGCCGACCGGGATTGTCGCCGTCCCTCCTGCGGTAAAACTCGTGCTTGGCCTGCATGATTCGCTTCGGGAGTGCGTGGCCGAGGTGGTAGATAGTCGTGCCCGACATTGCCTCGATCGTTTCAACGTCCATGCGGTGAAGTGTCTTGCTGTTCTGGTCGACGAGCGTCGGGTGCCTTCTCCAGTAGTAACTCGGTCGCCAGTACGACCAGCGGTAGTGTGGGCAAACCGATCCGTGCGGCCTCACCTTCTTGCCCCATCGGAGCCCTGCCATCTTCGCGGTGTCGTAGATCCAATGCTTATCATCATGCCAAAAGTTCACCCACTTTGGGCATGAGAAGTTCACCCTGGCTTTGATCCACTCGTCAAGGCCCACCCAGATCTCATCCCCGTCAAGCATAAGGTGGTAGTTCCCCCGTACCTGGTTCGTGCACCACTGGCGCATCTGCTTTTTGTCGAGCCAGCACTTGCGGACTTCGAGTTTGATCTTGTTGTCTGGGTCAGGGAAGTTCTCCAGCATCTCGAGGCTTTTGTCCGGTGGCGTGCGTCGGGCAATTTCCGTCGGGCCGTAGGCGACGATAATCTGGTCCACGTGTGGGTAAATTGACTCCATTGCTTCCGGGGCGAAACCCCAATAGCAGATCATGTGCGCACTGACTGTCTTTCGTTTGATAGAGTGATACCACAGGGATTCCGCCGCTTTCGCCATGGCTGGCATTCCGTGCGTGGATATAATCTTCTCGGAGGTTTTCTTGCTCACCTTCGAGCCTTTGCCTTCTATCACTTTGCTGACTGCCTCGCAGAACTTCTTCTCGTTGCCCCACTCGATGTACTCCAGGTCGTCGCCGTATGCTTCGCGAAGAACGGGAAGGTCGTAGACGATGCATGGTGTTCCCGCAGCGAGTGCTTCACCGGGCACCATTCCATATCCCTCGAACTTCGACGGGGCCAACACGACTTCGGCATCCTTCATCAAGGCGAACTTCTCGGCGTCGGACCTCGACCCTAGAGCGTGGAGTTCATGCAGGTTGTTCGACTTGGGGCCGTGGACGAGTCTGCCGAACACTACCAGATCGAACGGCTTCTTCGAGCCCCAAATCGCCTTGATAACCGAGTTCCCCCCTTTGTAGTCAGTGGGCCTCGCGCTGAACACAGCGTACGGGCGTTTGGGTAATTTGGGCTGTGCGTTGGCTAAGTCCGCCAGCGCGAACGTGTTCACCGCCGGATTGAGAACCCCGCACGGGGTGTCCTGGTCCAGCCATTCGAGAAGGTACTTCTTCGAGATGTCACTGTTGGCGATGAGGTAGTCGGCCTTCGTGAATATGTCTTTCGGAACTGAAAGCCGCTTGGCGTAGTTCTCCACAAAGTGCGCAACCCAATTCGGCGTCTCGAAGTTGAAGCAGATGAACGGGATATTCGGGTGGAGTCCTTTCCACAGGTAGGCACGCTTTCCAAGAGCGGCTTTGCTATCAGTGACGATGAGATCTAGATCCATCGGAACTTTGTCCTTGCCATCAATTATGATGTGGAGGTTCGGGTTCGGCGGGTAGTCTACAGTCCACATGGGCTGAGTGTTCGTGATGATCCAGACATCGGCTCCCATGTTCGCTAAAGTCCACGCGTACTGGTACATGTGAATTCTCCCGCCGCTATACACAGTTGACGTCGAGATCCACATACCGATTCGCCTGATCGCAGTGAAGGGGGGAGCAGGTTTGTCGTATAGGAAGCCAGAACCTGATGTGTGCTCCTTGTTCGCAATGAGCCCAGCGTCGAGGAGTTTCTTAGCATCATCCCGAGCGAGTATGTCCACCAACTCACCCTTCTTTGCGGTGAATCTTTGTCCCCGCTGGTCGTGCCACTCGAACTTTTTCAACACTCGGAAGGACCCGGTGCGGGTCTTATTGGCTGGTCTCTCTGGAGCTGGTAGATCTTTGGCAAGTTTCCTTTGGAGGAAATCCTTCGGGGTGGTCGGCACAGGAGGGGTCATCATCTCCCCCCGGAGTTTGCGGTCGCCGATTATCTTCTTGGATAGAAGCCTCTCAGCGTCCGACCGCGCGAGAATGTCGACAAGCTCGCCGCGGCTGACAAGCTTCTTTGTTCCGCGTTGGTCCTTCCATTCAAACTCTTTGAGGACTGCATACCACATTCTCGCTTCCCCCGTCCGTTTTCCGATTCTAAGTGGAGGGACGAGATGTTATCTCATCCCCCCAGTTTGTTCCCGGCTTACGACAACCCGGACAGCATCGACATTGCCCTCGGCTGGAGAAGTCTTCCACCAACAACGGTAAAAACCTTGAACGCTATCTTGTTCTCGCGGAACTTGACGTGTTCACTCCTTGCCAGAGTAATGTCCTCTTCCATCACCAATACGTAGTGGCGCAGGTTACCGTAAACGATGTCGCCGACGTAGCCCAACGCGGGATTGTTCGTCCCGACGATGTACGGATAGCCAGTCAGTCTGTCGTACGGACCATTTGCCACGGACGCGTTGAACAACGGACGTCCCTGGGTGTCAGTAAGTAGCTCAAGCCCTGTCTCAACGGAGTCTTCGAGGCAGAACGTCGCCCCGCCCCGGTGCACTGCCTTGACAGCGTGCTTCAGATTCACCAGGTCCGCGTAACCAACTGCTTCCGCAGCGGCACGTGTGACCAGGTTGATTCCGGTAGTGTTGATGATTCCCAACGGCTGACCGGTACCAGAACCTTGAAGTATCGCGTTGTCTATGGTGTACACCATCGCACCCCTAAACAGACTCGCGAGCAAAGTTTCCAGGTTGATCGAAGAACGAGCTAACAGACGCTCGCTGATCTCCGTGTAACCCGAAAGCTCGTGCGTGGCGATTTCCTTCTGCTCAAACTCAGGCTCAGTCTCCGGCTTCTCGGCTCCTTCGCCAAGCCACTGGAAGGCAACGCCACCAAATTCGTTGGCGGCAGTCTGCACGAGTGCAGGCCACGTTACCAATCCGGTAGAACTTGGGACAACAGTCACGCGATCGAACACACTCGGCTGATCGTACGGCAACTGCTGAAGCTCAGCCCGAAATTCGGGCGGCACCAGATTCTGGGCAGCTGAAGGGTTCGTCGCCGTTCCCGCAGGCGTCGCTGTTGAGTACATGGTCTTACCGAACGCTCTAGCATACGTCGGTCCCATGATTTTACACACGAGACTCGGAGGCATTCTTACAGCGTCCTTACCTTTAAGACCCTCAGCCAGCGATTTCGGAACTATGAGATTCCTTTCCTCCCCGGACAGATCTTCCTGCCTCACCCACTTGTAGAAGGCCTCATGTGCGGTCTTGGCCTTCAACTCATGGTCTTTTGGTTCTGCCGAATCAGCGGGAGCCACGGGGGTTTTTGTTTTGCCCTTGGCTTCGTCCGCAGGTTTACTCAGTTCCTCGACCTCCGTTAGGAGGGCACGCCTTTCTTGGTGCTTCTTTGCTTCAACGGTTTTTGCTTTGAGGTTTTCGAACTCCGTGGCCTTCTCGTCATAGAGGGATTTGGCAGTTACGATGTCCTCTTCCTTTCCGAGCTCTTCAGCATCGGACAGCTTTTCCTGAAGCGTTTCCATCTCACCAAGAACCTTGCTCATGAGATCTTTCAACTTACTCAGGTCTAACATTATATTGATTCACCTCCCTTCCAAGCTATGATTCCAAACCTTCCAACGCCAACCGGTTCTTCTCAATGTCGAGTTTTCTTTGGCGTAGGACGGCTTCATTCCGCTTGGAAGAAGTGCCCTTCGGCTCGCTCTTCACGAGTAGTCGGTCCAATTCGCCGCTCAACGAAGTCAGAGACTCCTTGAGTGCCTTGGCCTCGGCCTCACCGCCGAACGCTCCGTCCAGGATCGCGGCCTTCTGTTCGTCAGAAGGTGCATCCGTATCAGAAACGCCCAGCTCTTTCGCTATGTCCTGAACCTTGGAGGCCACCTCGGTCAGGGACTTAGCTGCTGTCAACTTTGCTTTCTCGTTCATCGGGACCACCGTAATCGTGACCTCGTAGAACTTGCACTCCAGGTGCTCCAGCACCCGGACCGTCTTTCCGTCGTCGTTTCCAGCCGGGACGGTCAACCAGTTCCATTTGACCGGCATGTACCCGACACTGCACGTGTCCACGTGACCTTCGATGATCAGCGTCCGAACCTTCTGGGCCGTCCCAACGCTTGAGAACTTGGCGTTGAACCACAGGCCAGTGCTGTCTTCCTTCGCTTCGGTAATGGTACCGATGCATTCGAGAACATCCCCGCCGTAGGCGAAGTGCTTGACCATGAGCTTGACCTTCCCGGCGGCAACTCTCTCGTTGATGCTTTTCTCGAACGAGCCCTTGCGCATTATTTCTCCGCCGAGATCAACGTTATCCCAGTGAGCTGCGTGACCTTGCACCCAGCCTGGGTCTTTCGATTTGGCTTTCCCCAACAGAGCCTTCGCGATAAGATCTGCTCCGTCCCGCGGGGTACTTATACGTCTAGCGTCTTTATCTATCTCGGGAATGTGGCCGTCAGAAAGAACATCCTCCTCTTCAGTCTTGGCCTTCGCCTTCTCACCCATCTCATCTCCCTTCTCTCCAGTAACTATGAGAGAGCCGGAGCGGGAAAACTTTACAGCAGTTTTGCCAACTGGGACAAAGGTCTCCTCGACCTCCTCCATCTCCCCGACGATCTCGATTTCGTCCTTGCCCACCAGTTTATAGGAAAACTTGTACAACGTGCTGTCCCTCGACTTCTGGACGTAGTGTTCTGCGATACCTTCTTTCGGATTGATGTAGAACTCGCGAATGTAGGCCCACTCATCCTTGCTGTCACCGGAGATATCGAGCTTCTTCCTGACCTGCGAGCTGAGTTGTCTATTCGCTTCTGAGTACGTAAGCCCTGACTTAAATTCGAGCCGCATTTGCTTTCCTTTCTTCCCTGTCGCTTTTTCGAACAGGATATACTTTATCCCCTTGTCCTTTAACCATTTCCTTGCTTCGGGAGCGGTCCACGTTTTGATTGGAAACCGCAACGCCTGCGGAACAGGAACTTCTTCATCGTCCCTCTTGACTATGTACCAGATGACGGAAATCGAGGTCGGTACCTTGACGCCCTGGACAGTGCCCTTGCCGGAACCTTTCGTTCTCCGGACCCTGATGTGCTCCATGTCCGGGCTTTTCAGGCGTGCTGCGTGTTCGTTCGGGTATGGCATTATTTCTTTTCCTACTAGTAACATAGCCGGGAAGGGCTTAAAAATTAAAACTGGGGATTGACTTTCCGGGTGTGGTGGGGCCAACCCTAACGGCTAAGTCGTTGCTGGCTCAGCCGTTAGGGTCAGAATGATGTTATTCGTCCTCTTCTTTTTTCTTGAGCAGTTCCTGGATAGCGGCCTTCATGGCGATTCTGCCGACCACACCTACCATGTTCTGCCCAGCCAGCGTACGCCTCCAGAACCGCTTGAGCGGCGAAACCGACGTGGCCTTCTTCTCGTCCACGACGGAAACCAACACGTCGTTGATCTCCTTCGCTCCCGGCCTCTCCTCGGCGATCTCCTCGATGACCTCGGCGATGCGCTCCTTCGCGTCGGTGTTGTTGCCCTCCTCGATGGCCGAGTACGCCGTGCGGCTAACGTACACCGCGTCGTCCAGGGACTTACGGTACCTGGTTTTGTCCAGGATCCACCCGATGATGGCGACTACCGTCACCGCCACGTAATACCAGTCCACGTCCCAACTCAAAAACTCCTCCATACTACACCTCCTTTTCTATAACCACCCGGTTTTCCGGAAACAACTTCTGGAGCTCGTTCCGCAAAGTCTCGAGGGACTTCCGCATAGGGGACTTGGCCACTGGGAATCTTTTTCTAAGAAGTGCTACATCCCCTTCTTGCCAGATGAGCCTCCTCTTTCGTTTTCGTGTTAATCGTGTTGCCATTACGGGATCACTTCCGCTAGTATTTTTAGGTACGGAGCACTACCACGCGCCCCCACGTCTTTGTAGGCTATTGTCACATTATTGATTTTGAATTTGGTCCCCCTAGCTAAAATGAATTCGCTCTCACCGGCACCCATGATAGAATGGGCCTCAACGTTTATCATCCTTGTCCCCTTGGGCGCAACCGCCTCGACCACTGCTTCTATTCCCGTTTTACGATATCCCGATCCTGTTACGAACTGTTCAGCGATTGCTTTGTCAGTCGTCATAGATGTGAACCCGCTGTCCTTAAACGTCCTACCACGAAAGATCTCCTTAAAGAACTCACTCCATGATTCACCTCCGGGAGCTTTGCCCGTTACAAGATCGTCGTACGTAAGCTTATCAGGAAGTTTTGCTGCAACCTCCGGGAGTTCAAAAATCTTTGAAGATACGGCCGACCCATCACCACGCTGAAGATACATCTGACTCTCTGACGGTTTCATAGCAGAATCAAGTACCTTAATTTGGTTCTTCACTCTCGGCACATCCTTTACAGGGATCTTTTCCGTTTTTCTAAGATACCCGTTTATATCCTGGTAACCATAATTCTGGTACTGATCAACAGCTTGACCTTGTGTGATCTCAGGAACCTTCTCTACACGTTTCTCAACAGGTTTCTTCCTCTTCCTGGCCGGCTTCTTCTCGACGACTTCCGGCTTCTTCTTTTCTAGCGTTTTCTTTGTCTTTCTTGTCTCCTTGAATTCGCTCGGCTTTTTCTTCGGGGCTTTCTTTCGTATTGGCTTCTTCGGTTTCGGCTTCGCCTTCTCCCTTGCCTTCCTCAGTCTGCTGGCCCTCCTCGCCCTGGCCTCCTTGAGCGTCCCATCCTCGACCTTCTTCGTGTACTCTTCTCGCAGTTTGTCACCGGCCTTAGTGGCCTCGATGGCCTGCTGTGGGAGGACCACCGGGACGAGGGCGCAGCGACAATTGTGGACCACGAAGCCCTTGGCTACGTAGCTCTCGTCCTCGTCGACGGAAAAATTATAGAGTGTCCTGGGCTTGCGAAGTTTCCACTTCTTCATGGCCACTATTTCCAGACCGGTGAATTCGTATTCACCTTTGTGGTTCGCGACAAGCCTGGAGATTTCGGCCCCGACATCCGATAGACACTTGTTGATCTGCTCCTCGGAGTATCGAAGAACATGCCAGCCTTCCTGTTCTATTTCCTTCTGCCGTTTCGCGTCTTTCTTCTTGTCCTGATGCCAGTACGCTCCGTCAACTTCAACGGCAATCCTTAAACTAGGGATGGCGAAATCGACGAAGTAATTCTTGATGGAATACTGTGGAACGTATTCTACACCAAGTCTGTCTAAGATTTTCTTCATCTTCTTTTCCAGACTGCTCATGAATCCTTTCTGCGCCATAATAAAGTTCGGATGTTTCTCCGGATGCAAGAGCATCGTTCTTTTGTAACTCTCTGTCATCCGTTTTCGGACTTCCGGAATCCGCGACGGGTTGTAGAGTTTCATACGGAGCGACGACCGCTTCTTTTGCTCAGAGGTATTGGTTACAAGTTTGAACCGTTTAATGTTCTCCGGCTTCTGGCTCGGATGTTCGCCCTTTTGAGCTAGGATTTTCATGGCCTTGTGTGCTTTTTCTGTTATTTCGAATCCGTCTCTAATCCCGGATTTGTATTCCCGCTTCATCTGCAAGGATGCTTTCTTCGACATGTTCTCCCGGTGCTTTGGGTCTGCCCATTGTTTATCTGTAATGTCCTTACTGCAACAAGAAGCCGAACAATAGGTCCTGTAGTAAGGAATTGATTCCCCGCATCTCCGGCATTCTGAAGCCATGAAACTTACCCTGTCGCCTCGTTTTATTTTACCTGCGGTTTTCCATTTCCCGTTAACCAGAACAGGATGGTTCGCTGTTATAGTCAGCGTTGAATTCTGGTGCATCTTTTTCTGGAAGCTGATTTTCACAACCTCTGGAGATTGCTTCGGCGTGCGAATAAGTTGCGTAACTTTACGGAATCGTCCTTTGTCCGTTAGGACGAGATTTCCTTTCTCCACGTCACCAATTGGCTTCCATCCTTTTGACGTGTAGATAGGAACTTGTTTGTCCACGAAACACATCGGATGCAAGGGCGGATGGCTGATCGGCCACTCGGTGGGAATATCTAGAATTCCCCCATCTAGGCCGGGGAACTCAGCTCCGGCAGGCACGAAGGGATCTTCGGTGCGGACGGTCTGGCCGTCCATCTGGACGCAGAACTCGCAGTTGTGGACTAATATCCCGTTAGCAAAGTAGTTATGACTTTTTTCTATTTGCAGGTTAAAAACCCTTGACTTACCTGTGAACACATGGTATAATATACGTGAAAGGGTCAGGAGTGCTAAGCCATGACTACGAAGACGTGGAAATGTAAACAGTGCGGAAAGTCGTTCAAAGCTAAGTGTCTGTCTTATGGCAGACCAAGAAAATATTGCTCGACAAAATGCTACCATGCCGATTCGAAATATGGAAAGGAAGTTCCTTGTAAGCATTGTAAGAAAAAGTTTTACCGATCGAATTCTACATCGTATCGAAAATTCTGCAGCCGAAAATGTTATGATCTCAACCATGCCCCTGAAATGGTCTCGAAGGTCTGCCCAACCTGTGGAAAACCTTTTACAGTGTCGAAGGCTATCACTAACAGGTACACATTTTGTAGTTGGAAGTGTCGGAATAGATATACTCGCAAAATCAAATGTGCACGGTGCGGAAAAATGTTCAAAGGCAACATCCGGTGTAACAAGTACTGTTCTGAAAAATGCTATCGTCCTCCGAAGTATTTTACCTGTAAAACTTGCGGAAAGAAATTTCGAGCCACGCCAATGTCGGATAGAATCTTCTGTTCCAAGTCCTGCTACAGAAAGTATACTGGAGAAACAAGACTTGAAGCCACAGTTCGAAGGGTCCTTGAATCTCTGGGAATCCAATCCATTCAAGAAGCCAAAGTCGGGCGACGAAGTGTGGACTTTGTTATTCCCGAAATTAAAGTAGCTCTTGAAGTAGATAGAGAATATTGGCATGACGACCCTGCGAAAGACAGACGCAAGACAAGATATCTTCAAAAATATGGATGGACTGTCATCCGGATTCGTGAGAAAGAAATTAACCGCGCTAAGGACCTTGGAAAATTGGTTATCAGAAAGCTGGACAAGATTGCCGACCTTAAGGTCCTTGGCCTCGATCCATCCTGAACCTTTTACAAAGATGGGGTGATTTGACGTACACGTTAATAGATTCCCCCCGGCAAATAACGCTGTCATTTCACCTGAATAATCTCTGTTGCCGGTCATGAGAACTTTTTCGAACCCAGTTGAGGTCTTGACCATATCTCCGATTTGTATGTCCTCAATCGGAACCCGGCCAGAATTTGTTGTCACTCTCGTACCAATTGGAAAACATAAGACATCATCCTGCGAACATACCCAAGTCTCCGCTTGAATTCCCGCATCCAGATAACTCTGGTGCGCTCCCTCGTTGTACGACCACATCGTCGTGGTCCGTGCCATGAG